CTTTCCAGAGAGTTCAGTCAAAGTTGAATAAACTGGTAAAGAAGCTATCTCAAAAGCTGAAATCGCTGTTACTCGTGCTTGATATTGACCCGCATAAATACCTGGTACTTCGACTGAGTTGTTGCCGGTTATTGGAAGCTTAATCCAACTGCCGTCATCTTTACGCCATTCAACCAGATACTTAACCGCACCTTTTGCTTGCGTCCAAGACACAACCATGGTGGCAACATTAATACCTTGATCCACCCGATCTTCGCTTGTAATAACAATATTTGAAACTGGTTCTTGAATATTGGGATTAACAATTGAAATTGGTACATCGATGTAATGAGCGCCATGATCGATTGCATCAAACTTTTTCGGATTGTATTCAAGCGCTGTAATAGTAAATTGATGTGAATCACTTTGAACTACTGACAAAACCCTAAATTTAAGCGTTGCCAAATCTTGAGCATCAATAACCCAAACGTTTTGAGGTGCAATTTCATCAAAAGCTACAGTAACAGTTATGACTCTACCTACAATTGATTGAACAATACGTGTTTGAGCTTTCCCGTTTTCACCATTAATTACTAGACGGTCCCCAGCTATTGCAACAACGTCATCACGATCAAGAGTAATGCTTTTTCTATCTGCTGAAATTGCAGAAATGCGACCACCGTTTGCTCTTCCAGCAAAAATAGGATCTGCAAATTCAATCACTTTACCCGGCAAAGGAATATGGCCGTCTAATCCAACTTTAAAAGTCACAGTACGTGTTTCAAGTTGTTCAGACTTTAAAGCCCACAAGCCTGCTCGTTGTGCTTGCCCACGCGATGTGCACCCCCACGCATCAAGTTCAAGTAAGCGCACCTGTTTCATTTCAGAAATGGCTTTCTCATCACGCACAAATTCATATTCAGTCTTATAGTGATTGGCTGGGTTATCCCAAGCTACTTTTACTGCATTATGTCTATCACGGGCACGTGTACCATTATGATCCGGCTCCCCGATAATATTTGCACGGGTATATGTGAAATAGGTATCTTGTGGAATATCAGCATTACAAACAATGCTATCCCCATCCCAATAAGTAATAGCTCGAAAAACACCAGCTAATTTTGTAAGAATGCTATAAGCATCTTCAGCGCTCTGAAGATAAATGTTACATGTGAAACGTGGTTCTTGACCGCCCAACCCGTCTGGTACCAACTCATCACAGTATTGGGCTAAACGGTATAAAGACCATTTATCAAGCATTCCATCTGTAATTCGCTCACCAATTCCGTAGCGCTTAGATGTGCAAAGATCATAGTAAATCCATGCAGGGTTGTTTGAATATGCGCGTTTAAAAGTGCCATCCCAAAACCCAATGTATTCGCGGGTTTCAGGGTTGTAATTTGTCGGTACCTTAATTTTTACGCCTTTCAAATCAACCGCTAATTTTGCGACTGATCCACCGAATGTTTCAGCATCGTATTGCAATGAAACTAATGCTGTATTTGGATAGCGTAATTTCGCGTCTATTACTTCAGTAACAGCCTTAACATACATTTTGTCGCTGATATATTCAGAAGTTGAATTTGGCGTGATTCGGCGAACACGAACCAGCCAGCCTGAATCGGCTTTGGGTAAGTCAATACGATGTGGACGCTCATAATTATCAGATGTTTTATCTGAAATTTTTGCTCTTAATACTTCTGACCATGCACCACCATCAGTTTGCAAGTCCACCGCGTATTCAATGGTATAGCCAGTAACATCACCCGTTGTTGGGTCTTGGTTGCGTAGTGGACCCCAACGTAATCGTAATCTAACCGCATCAAGATCAAGGTTATTAAAAGAACGTACCCAAGGTGTAGATGATTTAAGCTCTACGTCAATCGGGATTTCATTTTCAACTGCCGGGAAGCCTTCAATGTATTCTTGATCGTTTGTTCCGGATCTAAAATTAACAGTAACGTTTTCAAAGTTCTTGTTGCCGTTTTCATCTTGCAACGGAGTATCTTCAAGCAAAATTGATTGATAGCCGTTTGCTAATCCCTCGACTTCACCCTCCGCTAGACCAATCAACTCTTTAATATAAGTTTTAGATTGTGCGGAGTCCGGTGCAACTACTGGTTGTCTTGGTTGCTGGCTTCCCTTTTTTGCGCCTTTTACCATCGCTGTCATATCAAATCCCACGCAATAAAAAAGGCGCCAAAAAGCGCCTATAACTAACTTAAAAATTACATCTGATCTTCTGGATATTGACCAGCACTTAATACGAAGCCGCCGACTTCACGTCTACCATAGAGAATCGGTACTGGATAACCTTGAGCGGCTGTGGTTACTGCACTCCCAAAACCAAAGTTTGCCCGGTTCCCGTCTTGGTTTTGATTTTGAGTAGTTTGGGCTTTCGGCATGAGCATTGATGCAACACCTCCCATAGCCATGCCTGCACCAGCGCCAATTAATGCAACACCGTAAGCTGAAGACGTACCGCCAGTCATCACACCTGCAACAATCAGAACTACTCCAAGAACTAATTGTAAGACTCCACTATTACCACCAGCTCCCATTACACGCGGGACAATGTGAATAATGTCGGCTTCAGTAGACATATCAAGCTGCTCTTCACCGATATTGTCCCCAGTGATTAAGCGCTTTGTTTCATGATCGTAAATTGCTGGGCGCTTCTTGCCACGCTTATTGCCTGAACCTTTGCCTTTAAGAAAAATTGCAAAAGCCAACCCTTGTTCATGGGAATGTGTCATGAAGTGTTCAAAGCCAGCGATCTGAACTGATAAAGCACGCATGGCTTCACGCGTATTTGCGACATCGAGCTTAAATTCACGACCAAACTTTTGGCCCAAGATGCCGTACAACTTAATTGTTTTTAACATCTCTATGCCTCAAGATTTTTACCGTGCGATCTTTCCACTGTTGGCCATAAATTTCGCGTACTGACTTTCTGTTATACGGATGATGCAGAATTAAGCTTGAACCTATGCATTGCTCAGTTTGCTCCGATTTAAGCTGTCCATTATCACCCAGCCAAACAACCGCATGATTTGGATGTTCTGTACGTCCAACCCGACAAACCAACATATCGCCATATTCTGGTTTACCAACTTCAAAGAAACCTGCTTTTTCGTAATTTTCAAGGTAAAGTGATGGATGGTCTTTATCTTCCCACCATGCATCATCCCGCTTAAAATCCATAAGCTCTATACCTAATTCACGACTATAAAAATCACGTACAAGCGCATAGCAATCTTGCCAGCCATGAAAATAATTACGCCCCACTAAGGGGGCGCGATAACCGCAAGGCTCGTAGACTTGAAAATCAAGATCCGGATACGAACAAATTACCCACGGCTTTTGATGTAATTCAATTTGAATTAAGTCTAGTTCTGAGGCTCTTGTGGTTCCGTCAGGGTGTGAATGCACATACGCTAATATCTCGCCCTGGTCTTCTGCTATAGCTAAATCTTCTGGATGGATTTCGAATTGATCAGAGTTTTTAGAAATATTGCGACAAGGAATATATTGCTTATCAATAATCACCCCACAGCACTCGTGTGGATAGCATTCATCCGCATGGGCCATGATTGCTTTTTTAAGTTTTGCTGTAAGCTTCATTTAGAAAAACCCCTTACAGTTTCCACATTTTGTGCACTTCCGCTGCTTTTGAGTTGGATAAGTAAGATATACTTGACCAGTTGGTTCAAAAATCCCGCCACAAGGGCAGCTAAATTTAATTAAATAAGCTTTTTTCTCTTTAATCTTTCTTAACCTTAGAATGACAAAGTGAACCGCATAGCTTAGAAGATGAATGATTAGCGTCCCTACCATCCCATAAATTATTCCAAGTAAGATATTCATAAAACCTCACAACATGCTTGAAGCTGGAAACCCGCCAAAGGGTAAAGGCTTGTTTTTACTAAATCGACATTCACAACCAGACAATCTGTATGAGCAACGATCTAAAGCAGGATTGTCTGTAGGCTCATCTTTCTCGGTAAACATTGCTGCCCCGGTGTAACCACACTCTTCCCCGCGATATTCCCAACTACAATAAGAAGTAATTTGACGTACAGGAATTTTCAAACCTTCAAAATCAATTGGATTTGAAAGTTCAAAAGTAACCTGCTGGGCATTTTCCGATGTTTTCTGCTCTATAAACCAAGTTTGTTCTTTAGACTCATTCGATGCTGAAGGATTGCCTGCTGTGAAGTTTTCGGCATCTAGATATTTAGCCAAAGTAGTAATAACTTTTAGCTTTGCACCTGCAAAATCTTTAAATTGCAGACAATAAGCAGAAACAGCATGTTGAATGCCGTTAATGTTATTTGCCATTGTTAAAGTTGGCGCTGAAGCTTTACCAGTTGAACTCATTTCAAGGCCACTTACTTCGAGTGCCATTGGCTCAAAAACCTGACCTTGCCAGATAATATTGCGGTTCCAAACTTTTTGATCACCGGTATCAAAAATCTTTCCAATGCTGCCAGAGTCGGCACCGATCAATCCTTCAGATCCAATGGATGAGTAAATTTTTTCCCAATCTTGAAAAGAAATATGCCCGTGAAAACGCAAGATGCCAGCACCTAAGCTGCTGGCATCTAGTTCATACAAATGAATTAATCCATCAACATACAGCTTCTGGAAATCACTATTCAGGGTCATAAGTCACCTCGTCATAGATTGGATTTCCATCTTTGTCTAAGACTGGCACATCATCAAAAACAGGATTTCCTTCACTATCAACTGCTTGCACCCATTCAAGTACAGGTTCACCATTTTCATTAATGACAGGTTGATTCGTTAAGATTGGGGTACCGTTTTGATCAGTTTGAATGTGAGTTACTGGCTTTTTATAATTCTTGCCATCCACAATTACAGCTTTTCCTTCATCATCAAATAAATCTTCGTATTTAGTGATATAGGTCAATTGCGGTGCATATTTTACTTGCTGGACCATACGCGGTTGTTTTTCAGTGCGTGGCACTTTTCTAACGATTGTCTTTTTAATGCTGTTTAA